GTAATTTGTACTCCTTTGAGTCAAGTTGTTACGTTTTCCTGAAGCTAACAAACTTCAGGGACGTAAATGGTCAGCCCCCTCGAAAGGGTTAGGGCCATTTAAGGCTTGCAGCTAGCTCCGAGGCGTTAGATGCATACCGAGCCAATACATCCACACGATTGTGGAGGCTTGGAATCTTTCTTACACAAGCGTTCAACAGATGTAGAATTTGCTTTGTCAGTGGGTCACCCATAAGGATACCACGAACTAGGGTCACAGAGTTGTTATCTTCATCAACGATGCGACCGACTGATCGTAACCAGCCACTGGCTGGGAATATGATCTCTCTTGGTGCGAATGCTGTACGCATTATCACACCAGAAAGTACTGGAGGGATACCACATTTGGTCATCCAGTACGTGGCAATAATGCCTCCAATCTCATGATTGAATGCATTAGTAGCGTCTGTGTAGTCGGTTGATCCAGCATACACAGTGCGGAAGGTGACTTTTTCATATGAACCACCTTTCAAATCTTCTCTCTCTACCGTTACCGGGTGAAAGAAGTTGTCAAGTTGATGTGTTGCTGTCATCAACTTGAAGTACTGCCAGGGATGGTTTGATTTTCCCATTCCTGACTCGCTGCTCTCTAGACCATGTAATGGCCATGCGCAGATTTTGCTTACTACATCAAAAATCATTTTGAGGTAAGCGTGTGCCTTGGTAACGCTTCTTGCCTTACCAGGCTCTTTTACCATGACGAACTTTGCCTTTCGAAGTTCATCAAGGGGTGTTTTGAGCACTTTATCTAGGCATTGCCAGAATATGTACTCACCTGGGGTTAGATCGGCTAAATAACCGAGCTTCTCCACTTTTCCAGTGTCTAGGTTCCGTATTGGGACCGGTACACCGATAACCCCGCAATTCACAAGATCTTGAATTGCTTGGATGGTTCCGCCTTGGCTTTTGAGTTCTTCAAAGCAAGCGGATGTTGTTACTGATATACGTGCTTTCGTACGTAGACCGGTAAATGCGTGTTCTTTGAAATCCTCTGATACGAGGTCAAGACACGATCTGATCACTATGCGGTCTGTAGCGCATACTGGATCAGGTGCCCTTGCTATAGTTGTTAAAAACTTTAGTTTGGACTGTAACACGACGATTGGCGGTGGTGTACCCGCGCCTCGTGTTTGACTTAGAATGCCCAATTTCTGGACATACCGGTCTTCACTGGAAGCTTTTAGGTATTCTACCATTTTCTTCCA